AAATTATATATTTTTATATTATTCAAACTTTTAATCGTAGTTTTGAAAGGTAATTTATTTTGTGTATTATCAACGAACCTTTTTAATTCTTTAGCCATCAATTTTTCATCTTCAAACCAAAATAAAGTTTGAAATGGATAGCGAGTTTTTTCATATATTAATTCAATTCTTTTAATTACGTCGTCTTCTATTTTTTGTCCGATAAAATCATCTAATTTTATTCTTAAAGATGCGTTAAAATAAGTTGGATGCATTAGTTTTTCCTATCACATAAATCTGGTCTATCTTTGAATTCACACCATTTACAATTTTTAGCCGTAGCTATTTTCTTATATTCTTTATTTGTGTTATGCTGTCCATTTACAAAGCAATCATCCATAAATACTTTTAACTCACTAACCACCTTATTTATGCTTGGTGTACCATTAGCTGGTATAAATGTTTGAACTCTTCTCTGAGGAAAGTCTAAATTTTCATATAGTTTTCTTTTAACTATAAAGTATTCAACATCGATTTTATTTAACGGAATATCATTTTGTTTTGAGTAAAATTGTTTGTATAACAAAAGTTGATTAGTTTTATTTTTATCAGCCTTCATCCATTTGTTCCAACCCATAGTAGAAGTCTTGATATCTATAATCTTATACCTATCTCTTACCGTATCATAGATTAAAACATCTATGTAACCAACAAATTTAATACCAGTAGGTAAATCATAATCAATAGGAACCTCAATACCAACTAACTCATAACCTTTTTTATTAAAATACATACTACGTTTCTTTTTGAACCAATCTAATATTGCTAATCCATGCTGATAAAACTCACCCATATCATTTTGATTACAAAATTCAACACCACCATTTTTCTTAAGAGTATTAACAAAGTTTTCTTTCATTTGTGTTAACAACATATTATTCAAATCTAAAGAGTCAGCAGCTTTTATTGTATCTGTATACATAGTGGTCAGATATGTTTGCAAAACTTCATGCATAGATGTACCAAATAATGTATGGATGTTATCGCTAAACTCCCCAACCTCATCGATATAATTTAGTTTCCATTTGTATGGACATTGTGTCCACATAGAAAATTGACTATAACTAATTTTTTTCATTAGTCATTTCGTGAATCAATACTAACGCTATCTCAGATGCTAATACTTCTTTTGATGAATCACTAGCTAGATTTATTTGCCTATCAGTATATCTATCTAATACTTTTCTAACTACGTTCTCAATATCTTTTTCATCAACGTAATATAAATGATTAAACATTTGTGCCATTACTACTCCTTACAATTTAAGCTTTTTAATTAACTTTGGGTCAGTACCATATTTATTTAAAATTTCAACTAACTCAATCTTACCACCCTCAGACATCATATAGACATCTAAATATCCAATAGCTTCAGATATACTAACCTGATAATGTTTAGCTACTATTTCCAAAACCCATTTTTCATACTGCATATCTTTTTTTCCTTTTATGTATCTCAACCATTGTTTCTTTTTAGGTAGAACGTTTGTGTATAACTTATATAAAACCTCAGGCCTAAGATTGTATTTCTGTAACTCATTTACTAACTCAATCCAATCCGACTTCATAGATAAAAATCTATGTGTCATATAATTTGACCACGTTTTTTTATCCTCATCAGAAATTTCATTCCAATAGTTTGGATTCTGAACAGAGGTTATTTGATTTATGTGGTCAAATAAACTTTTTTTCTTAATCATAGACTTGGGTCAAAAGCACTTTTTGGTTTATCATCAACACCGCTACCGTCCAACATACCATCAGCAACTTTACCACAGTTACCACAACTATAAACCTGAATGGGGACTAATGCTTCTTGGCCGCTTGGTGATACTAAAGCTGATAATCTTTTTAAAACAAAAGATTGAATCCATAAATAATTGTTACAATCTTCACATTTAATCGTTTCAGCGTCTCTTAAATCAACTTGAACTTGTTGTTGTTTTTTAGGTAAAGGCCCTTTTGGATGCATGCTCATTTTATTACTCCTAATAATTCTATTAACATAGCCATCGCATTGATTTCTTTATCAACCACTTGACTATCCGAAAGTTCGTATCTGGCTATTATCAATATACACTCTGCCACGTGACCAGCACCCCAACTATCAACCTCATCATATAATAATCTAAATAAATCTGCAAAATCAGTTATCTTATTATCAGCTAGTAGTTGTCTTATATCTTTGAATGCGTCTTTCTTTGGTTTTGTTTTTAATATTTCTAATAACTTAAGTTTGTAATCATTTTGTATAATACTTTTAGTATCTAACTTTAATTCATTATTAACGATATTTCTTTGTGCTGAATTAATAACCCTACGGATATCAGGATATCCACTTTCTATCAATACCTTCAAATCGTCAATATTACTATTAATATTTTCTTTAACCAAAATATTGTGAAGATGTTTTGCCACATCACTTTTGGATGGAGGGATTATCTGAAAAGATTGACATCTACTTTGTATTGGGTCAATAATTCTTTCAACATAATTACAAGTCAAAACAAACCTACAATGTTTTGAGAATGTTTCCATAAGGTTACGAAGAGCAGCTTGTGCGTTTGGTGTAATGTAATCACACTCATCTAAGATAATCACTTTCATATCTTTGAAACCAATGGTAGATGCGAAGTTCTTAACTTTGGTTCTTACGGTTTCAACGTTATTCTCATCTGATGCATTGATATAAAGATAATCACATTCTATATTATTTACTAACAATTTTGCGAGAGTGGTTTTACCTGTACCAGCCTTACCATATAGTAGAAGATGTGGCAAGTCCCCACTCTCAAGATAAATAGACACCTTACTTTTTAGATGCTCATTACCAATGTAGGTGTCTAGATTGGAAGGCCGATATTTTTCTACCCATAGAGTATTAGTTGAATGATTCATTAATTACCTCAATTTTTTGTATTTCTGCGGTTGAGTTTGCTTCCTTTGGATAAGGAAATAACTTATGTTTTAGACTTTTCATAAACACCTTATTCTCTCTTTTATTACCAAGAAAATAAATGTATCGATGTTTTTCAGCTTCTTTTTTTAGCCAGAATGTATGTCCTATTTGTTTCTTTAGATGCTCTACATTACTACTACCATATCTACTATAAACGTTGCGAGAATGCATCCATTCACCATCTTCCTCAAGCCTTAGAGCATAAGTAGGAGCAGCTTGAAAAGCACCCTGCCCTTGATACAACCAATTAGTAGCTTGATAAATAAAGCCTGAGTGATTCTGTTCTGGATCGGCATATGATATCAACACCTTAACATCTGGCGCATATTTCTTCAACCATTTAAAAGATTGTGATATAGCGTAAGATTCTATATTAGAACCAAAACCATTTTTTACACATAACCTCGTTAACTCAAGTATGTTTCTGTTTCCAATTATATCTTCGTTGAATATAGAACCGACAACCCTTCTACCTTTTGGAAAACCATAGGTTAGAGTGCCTATGAGATATTCTTCGGTATCGTCAAAGAATTTGTGTTGATTATCACTTTTATAATAAAGACCTAAAGCATATCTACAAGAGGATAACTTACCACTATAATGATATTTGGATACTATTTTAGCGGATACCTTCTTAGGAATTCTATCAAGCGATACGCGAGATGTATCAACATAATATGAGGTAAGTTTTTGTGTTACCAATTCTACATCACTAGCATCTGCAAAACCTGTTACTATCTCTTTATTCATAATTGAATATAATAAAAAAAGCCCATATAAGTCAAGCCTTTTTTAATCTACGGTGGTTGTTGCTACTAACCAATAAGTGACATCATAGTCGTCAACTTTAAAATTGATTCTACCCAATCCTTGCGAACTGATTTCTAAAGTAGCTGATTCACATTCACCATTTGCGGTTAATACATCAGAGAATAAATTAGCGTTAAAAGATACGTTCTCAATATCAACATAATTTTCAGACTCAGCTGGAATTGTAACTCTATTAGTATTGATTGAAGAATAACCAATAACAATCTTTACAGACTCACCATCTGACAATACAGTAAAGCTATCGGTTTCAGATAAAGCTTTTTTACCTGCGATGAATTTTTTAATAAACGTACTATCAACCTTTAATCTGAGTTCAAACTCAGGAACGTTTTTTAGTTGTGGTGGTTTATTAATAACCGATAAATCAGATAACATATAGTTAACTGATGCGTTATCATCTTTTACTTTTAGTGCTACAGATTTTCCATTTGATGCTGATAAGTCAATTGTGATATCTTCTCCTAAAACGCTTAGAAGTTTTGTTAATTGTTCGGTATCATAAACACCCAACTCAGAATTCTCAAACTTCCAATTCTTCATTTTAAGTTCACCAAGTAATGATTTATCGCCAGACATAAATCTGGTTTCTAAATTGTTATCATTAGTTGTAAGAACAACAGAATTAACATTACCACCTAAATGGTATTTTTCAATGAATCTATTTAACTTAGATTTTTGCATTATAACTTTCTCCTATTGATTTATTTATTATAACCTTTTAAATAACTATTATACAAATTATTCAAAATAAAAACTTTTTTTTAAAAAAACCTCTCCATTGAGTTTTGTTTATCAACAACCTCACCCCAACCTAATGCTTCATAAAACATATCGAGTTTTTTCTTCAAAGCAGTATTGAATATTTTATCATAGTCTATATATTTTTGTATGAACTCAAGTATCTGTGGAGGGTCTTCGTGTCCCTTATATGCCACAACATCTATACCTATTGGATTTTGTTTTAAATATACCCACTTTATTTTATCACCAGCTGATATAAATTGATACTTTTTTTGCTGTTTGAAATATTTCATAAGGTCATTATAAAACAAAGCTGACTTCACATGCACAGGTGTTCCTTTATGATAAGATGTCAAAATAGAACTACTCTCATCATTATTGATAAACTTCTTTATATTTTTTACACCCGTTGGCATTGAGATAGAATCATAATTAGCTTTTTTCATTCTACTTTTAAAAGCCACAACCTTATCATCAATTTTATCTTTCGGCACATCCATCAATATATCATCCAACATAATTTCTAAAAATTTTCTCATCGCCGCTGGAAAGTTTGACCTAACAGTATCAATCCCTTTTACCAACATCTTATTTACTTTGACGCCATTATCATTGATAATCTTCATACCATATCTTTTTTTAGTAATAAACAAACCCGACTTTGCGATAACTTCCTGCTTTATCTCAAAAAAGTGTTCATCAATGTTACAAAACTTTTTAGCAAAATAATTGTAGGATTTATTTAGATAGGTTTGAACCTCAGAGGCTATCTCTAAGATTCTTTGTGTCATCATAACATCGCTTAAATCTGAATTAGGGAATCTTTTTTTAACCAATGGTATAGCCGAATAAAATACAGAATCGGTATCTATATAGATACAATAATCTTTATTGTCGCTCAACTCTTTATTGTAAAAGTTATTGGCTATGGTTTTTGTAAACTTAATCAAAGATTGACCTGTAAGTGTTGTGGCTTCAGCGTTATCGACATCATAAAATCTAAATACTGGTAAACCCAAAACACCATACATTGAATTCAAAAGAATTTTCTGTAGATGTTGTCTACGATTAAAGTAACCATATTTTTCATCATTACCATCTTCAGCAAACTTTTTAGCCAACTTTCTGTATTCAACTCTTTCATCAAACCACTTTGTTAACAAAGAGGGAATCAAACCTTTTTTATCAGTTCTATACATAACACCATTATCAGCCACCGAACAATTAGTGTTATTTAAAAAATCAGCCAACTCTGTTTCTGTAAACTTACCAAGCTCTTTTCCGTTGTTTGTTATTGTATAAGTCTTTTGTGTTTTTTTGATAAACTCTTTTGAATCCCAACCTGTGATTTTACCAATCTTAGTTTCCGGCGATATATTCAAAGACCGAATGGTGGATGGATACATAGAGGTTATATCCAAATCATAAACCCAATTATGTTTACCCTTTTGTGGTTCCTGAACAAAAGCACCTGCGAACTTATCATCGTTACCCAAAAGTTTTCTATTACCAATATTTTTGTTTGGAGCCACAATACCTAATTTTTTAAGGTAAACCAATATAGCACCCTCTAAATATCGAGATGACATAAACACATCCTCATAAGGACAATGACCCATATGACATATACCCCTAGCTATATCAATATGGTCTAACTTTTTATCTAACTTTGATATCAACTTAACGTCCTGCAAATTATACTCTATGAATTTATCTATTTCATTTTCATATAAATCATTTAACGTACCATCATAACTTATCTTCTTTTCTCCTAACTCATAGTTGGCGATATCATCCAATCTATAAGATGAACGTTGACTAAATGTAAATGTTTTGTAAAGATGTAGATAATCTAAGGATGATACACCAGCTATTCTAAAGCTCTTTTTGAAATTACTCCATCTAACAATCTTAATAGGTGATAAAGCATTAGCTACATCTTGACCGACAACTACACAAGCTCTGTTGTACAAATAAGGTATATCAAAATTTTCAATATTCCAACCGCTTAATATTGTGGGTTGAATCTCCATATATTTTATAAAGAACTTATTTAGTAAATTATATTCTGAGTCAAAGGATACAATTGTTTCATTATCAACTTTACTATCCTTAACGCGATTTCTCTCATCTAATACATAACAATAATATTCATCCATCAAAGCATCATAAAAAGCTATTGATGTTATTTTATTCTCAGCCTTTTCAACCGACGGAAATCCATCAGTAACCTCAACCTCAATATCAAAATATAATCTTTTATGACCTGTGGATGGTTCGTCAGAATCAGTATAGGTATCGACTAATGTTCTAATCTCTGCAGCTGTTTGATCTGCTGTAGCACTAGGTTCTATGAGATCTAACTTCGCACCATCTACTGATGCATCACGTCCGTCAAATGTTTGAGTAGAAGCAAATGTTACATTACCATAGAATGTAGGGTTAAGTAAATCTGCTGCTCTACTATGTAATTCTTCTGAAGCATATCGTTCTTGCTTAGAGTTATTATCTAAATCAGCAGCTTTGATAGCTGTACCTGGTGTATAATCAGCTTTAGGTGCATCTAAATCTGTTACACGTTCAAGTAATATTGTATTATCGCCTGAAGTTGGAACTTGTCCTTCTTTAAATTGAATTGTTTTTGCGGTGGAATCATGGGTGTAATGAGTATCTAAAATTTTCGTTGCCCATGTACCTGCATCTAGAACTTTAACACTAAGATCGGTACTTTGATATAAAGGAAAGGAGTAACTATAAGTGGTAGATTGACTACCTGAAGCATTCTTCCTTTCTAATGTTGTCGTAATCGCCATAATTATTTAGGTTGAA